AAGCATATCGTCGTAAAAATCCTGGTTCTAAATTAAAGACTGCTGTAACTACAGAACCATCTAAGTTAAAGAAAGGTTCAAAGGCAGCAAACCGCAGAAAGAGTTACTGTGCAAGAAGTGCAGGTCAGATGAAGAAGTTTCCAAAGGCAGCAAAAGATCCAGATAGTAGATTAAGACAAGCACGTCGTCGTTGGAACTGCTGATAAATTATGAATGATAATGTATACCTTGGCAATCCGAATCTAAAAAAGGCTAATACACCTATTGAGTTTTCGCAAGAAAATATCATTGAGTTTATGAGGTGTAAGCAAGATCCTGTTTATTTTGCAAAAAATTATATTAAAATTGTTTCTCTTGATGAAGGGTTGACACAATTCCATCCATATGATTTTCAAGAAACTTTAATTAAAAGGTTTCATGAGAATCGTTTCAATATATGTAAGATGCCTCGTCAGACTGGTAAATCCACTACGTCTGTATCTTATCTTTTACATTATGCTGTTTTTAATGACAGTGTAAACATTGGTATTCTTGCAAACAAGGCAGCAACTGCTAGAGATTTATTAGGTAGATTGCAAACTGCATATGAGAATTTACCTAAATGGATGCAACAGGGTATTATATCTTGGAATAAAGGATCACTGGAGTTAGAAAATGGATCAAAAATACTGGCAGCATCTACCTCTGCAAGTGCAGTTAGAGGTATGTCTTTCAACGTTCTTTTTTTGGACGAGTTTGCCTTTGTTCCTAATCATATTGCTGAGTCATTCTTTGCCTCAGTATATCCTACTATCACTTCTGGTAAAAACACCAAAGTCATAATGGTTTCTACCCCTCACGGGATGAACCATTTTTATAGATATTGGCATGATGCAGAGAGAGGTAGAAACGAATATATCACAACAGATGTTCATTGGTCTGAAGTGCCAGGTCGTGATGAAGCATGGAAAGAACAAACAATTGCAAACACATCAGAACAACAATTTAAGGTTGAGTTTGAATGCGAATTCTTAGGATCTGTTAATACTCTTATCAATCCTGCCATATTAAAGAATATGGTGTATGATAATCCTATCACAAAAAGTGCTGGATTAGATATCTATGAAAATCCAATTAAGGAACATAATTATATAATAACAGTTGATGTGGCAAGAGGTTTAGGGAATGATTATTCTGCATTTATAGTATTCGATGTTACTCAATTTCCATATAAGGTAGTTGCAAAGTACCGAAATAATGAAGTTAAACCAATGTTATTCCCAAATATAATATTAGATGTTGCAAAAGGTTATAATAATGCATACTTATTAGTTGAAGTAAATGATATTGGTGATCAAGTTGCAAGTATTATTCAGTATGATCTAGAGTATGAAAATTTACTCATGGCATCAATGAGAGGAAGAGCAGGTCAAGTTGTTGGACAAGGATTTAGTGGAAAGAAAACACAATTAGGTGTAAGAACTACTTCGGCAGTTAAAAAACTTGGTTGTAGTAACTTGAAAACAATGATTGAAGATAATAAATTATTAACTTGTGATTATGAAATCATATCAGAACTTACTACTTTTGCACAAAAACATAACTCATTTGAGGCAGAGGAAGGATGTAACGATGATTTGGCAATGTGTTTAGTTTTATTTGCATGGTTGGTCGCACAAGAATACTTTAAAGAAATGACAGATAATGATATAAGAAAGAGAATATATGAAGAGCAAAAGAATCAAATTGAACAAGATATGGCACCATTTGGATTTATTAACGATGGTTTAGAAGATACAGTAACAGTTGATGCAAATGGTGAAAGGTGGTATGCAGATGAATATGGTGATCGATCTTATATGTGGGATTACCAATGAATAAAAAATATGAGTTTAATTTTTTATATATTTGGTTATATAAAGATAATACAGTTGGATGTACATTTTTAAAGTTTAAAATATAACATGGAGTTTGATGATCAATTTAAACTAGGACACCTACTTTTTTCAGAAAGAAAATGTAGAGTTTGTGGAGAAGTGAAAGATTTGATTGATGGTTTTTATCTGATTCGTAAAAATAGAAAAAATTTAATTTCTTCATATTCTTACGAATGTAAGTTATGTACTGTAAGAAGAATAGTCGAAAATAGAAGAAAAAATCACTCATGTAAAGAATGCGAGTATCCTGATTGGTAGGGTGTTCATGCAATGTTTCCCCATCCAAAATACCCGTTTTAATAAATATTTTTAGTTAATTTTGGATTGCGAGGAGAAAACAAGATGCCTTTAAATTTAGCATCTCCTGGAATTTTGGTAAGGGAAGTTGACCTAACAATTGGTAATGTAGATCCCACCACCGATAAAATCGGAGGTATTGTTGGACCTTATGAAAAAGGACCAGTGGATGTTCCTACCAGTGTGGTTAATGAGGACGACTTAGTTAATAAATTTGGACAACCATATGATACTGATAAACAGTATGAAACTTGGATGGTTGGATCATCCTATCTAGCATATGGTGGACAATTAAGTGTTATCAGAGCAGATGATGCTGGACTCAAGAATGCCAATTCTGAAGGAAATTCGATAAAAATAAAAAGTGTAGATCATTACGATGATTTAGGTTATGCAGATAATCCTCTTACAGGAACCACAGTTGCTGCTAAAAATCCTGGCAGTTGGGCAAATGGATTAAGAGTTGGAATCATAGATGCTTTAGCAGATCAAGTAATTCCTTTAGGAAGTGTATCTGGTCTATCAGTTGGTATGGGAGTAACACAAACACCTCCTGCTGGAACAGTTAGACAGACTGGAGCTGGAACTACAGAATTGATGGATGGATACTTTAAGGGTATTATCACTAAAGTTAATACTGAATCAGTTGGTGATGTTGTAGGACCTAGTGTTGAAGTTAAGTTTTTAAGTAATGTATCTGCTGGAAATACAGAGTATGCATACGATTACAACAATACATACAAGTTTAATCAAACCAACGGTTCAGGAACAAGCACGATTGATTTCCCAAATAGTGGAGCAGGAACAACATCTGCAACTATAAGTCGTGCATTTGGTGGAACAACTGCTGTACAACAAACTGCTGGTTTTGCTGTTACTTCATTCTTTAATGATAGTTCATCAGTCTTAGATCAAGCAGGTGATGCACCATTAACTACAGGTGCAACTGAAATTGGTATTGCTACAGCTGGATTATCAGGAGTTGTTGGTGCCAATAAGTTTATTGGAATTGGAACTGAAATTATTGATGCCACAGGAGCATCTATTGGTCTTGGAAAGATTACAGGATTAACAAGAGGATCACAAGGAACAACAGCACTTCAACATGCTGATGGTTCCACAGTTAAGTTCTTAACTAAGAATGCAGATGTTGGTACAGTTACAAGCACTATAACTTCAAGTGCAACCTCAGTCGGTATTACAACAACTGCTGATATAAGTTCAAAGGTAAATGGTGGTAGTATTTTACAATTCCCAGCTGGTGAACTTACTTCAGTCAGTGTGTTCTTTAATGGTGATTCAAGTTCAACATCAATTTCAGCTAATCCTTTAGATTGGTTTGATCAGCAAGAACTTGCAATTAGTTCTGCAACAGTTGGAGGAACAGAAACTTTAACAACAGTTAAGTGGAATACAGTTGCTGATAAACCAGGAACATCAGACTTTGCTGAATCAAGAGGTGGTAGATTTGATGAAGTTCATGTAGTTGTAATTGATGCAGAGGGTGAAATTACAGGTAACTCAGGAACTATTTTAGAGAAGCACTTAAATCTTTCAAAAGCAAAAGATGCTGAGTTTTCAGTTGGTTCTCGTTCATACTGGAGAACTTGGTTAGAAACAAATTCAGATAACATTTTTGGAACATCTGGAAATGTCATTGGAGTAACAACAACTGGATTCAGTAGTGGATTCACCAAATTCAGTGATGGTGGATGGGATCAAAATGCTGAAGGTATAATCTTTAATGCCTCTGGAAAACAAGATCTCAAATTATCTGGTGGATTAAATTATGGAGGAGTGGGTGTAATAACTTCCACAGGAGCACTAGATTCTGGAGTCGATGATTTAATCGGTGGATACGGTAAGTTTGAAAATGACACCACAGTTGATGTAGACTTCTTACTCATGGGATCTGGTAAGTATCCAGAAGATAGAACAAGAGCTCTTGCAACTAAATTAATTGCAGTTGCAGATATAAGAAAAGATGCAGTCGCATTCATATCTCCTCATAGAGGATCTATGATATCAGATACAAGTGATCAAACTGCAGCAACAATTTTAAGTGATGATAAAATCACAGAAAACGTTGTAAATTTCTTTAGTCCAATAACATCCTCATCATTCGCAGTGTTTGATAGTGGATACAAGTACATGTATGATAGGTTTAACGATAAGTTCCGTTATGTCCCACTGAATGGTGATATTGCAGGAACTTGTGCAAGAACCGATATCAATGATTTCCCATGGTTCTCACCAGCAGGAACTGATAGAGGTGCAATTTTAAATGCAGTTAAACTTCCATACAACCCAACCAAACTACAGAGAGATAAACTTTATTCAAATAGAATTAATCCAGTGATTTTCTCACCTGGTGCAGGAATTATCTTGTTTGGTGATAAGACTGGATTTGCTAAGAGATCAGCATTCGACAGAATTAACGTTCGTAGATTGTTCATCTTCCTTGAAGATGCGATCTCTGCTGCTGCAAAAGATCAGTTATTTGAATTCAATGATGAGATCACAAGGGCAAACTTTGTGAACATTATTGAACCATTCCTCCGTGATGTGCAGGCTAAGAGAGGAATTCAAGATTATGTGGTTATTTGTGATGAAACAAATAATACTGCAGCAATTATAGACTCAAATGAGTTTGTTGCAGATATATATGTTAAACCTGCAAGATCAATTAACTTCATTGGTCTCACATTTATTGCCACTCGAAGTGGTGTATCGTTTGAAGAAGTAATCGGTTCCGTTTAATTAATTTAGAGGTTTAAAAAAAGATGCCTTCACGTCAACAACAAAACACTATTCCACTAAGGAAAATTAGTGATTTTAAAAGCAGATTATCTGGTGGTGGTGCTAGACCGAATCTCTTTGAGGTAGAGTTAGCATTCCCAGATGCTGTTGCAATCGCAAATGATGTTTTATCTAAATCAAGATTTTTGGTAAAAGCAGCTGCTCTTCCATCATCAACCATTGCTCCAGTTGAAATACCCTTTAGAGGTCGTATTTTAAAAGTTGCAGGAGATAGAACATTCGAAACATGGACAGTTACAGTCATTAATGACACTGATTTTGCAATCAGATCTGCCATGGAAAAATGGATGAATGCAATTAGTAAACTAGATGATGCCACAGGACTTACAGATCCTGAGTCTTATCAAAAAGATGCTATTGTTCATCAATTAGATAGAGATGGTTCAGTTCTTAGATCCTATAAGTTCTGGGATATTTTCCCAACTAATATATCAACTATAGATCTAAACTATGAAACAACTGATACTATAGAAGAATTCACAGTTGAAATGCAAGTCCACTGGTGGGAAGCACGAAAAGGACCTAGCAGTTCAGCAGGTGGAGAAGATATTATCTAATTGGCCAATTGAGCTAAATAGTGTTATAATAAAATAAGATTAAATCAAAATTATAATGGCAAGACTTTTTGGGTTCTCAGTTGAGGATGAAGATAGTAAATCAGCACCGTTAGTTTCACCCGTTCCTGAAAACAATCAGGACGGGTCAGACTTTTATGTGACAAGTGGTTTTTATGGTCAGTATGTTGATATTGAAGGTATATACAAAAATGAATTTGATTTAATTCGTAGATATCGTGAAATGGCACTTCATCCAGAATGTGATGGTGCAATTGAAGATGTTGTAAATGAAGCAATAGTGAGTGATTTATATGATTCTCCTGTAGAAATAGAATTATCTAATTTAAATGCAAGTGATAAATTAAAAAAGATTATTAGAGAAGAATTCAGAACAATCAAAGAGATATTAGATTTTGATCGTAAGGCACATGAGATATTTCGAAATTGGTATATTGATGGAAAATTAACTTATCTAAAAGTTATTGATCAAAAGAAACCAGAAGAGGGTATTAAAGATTTAAGATACATTGATTCATTAAAAATAAAATTTATTCGAAAAGAAAAAAAGAAAAATAATAACGAAAAATATACTAATATTGTTGCAAGTCGAGGAGATAATGGAGACGTACTAAGTCCTGAAATTGAAGAGTATTTCTTATACACTCCTGCACCAAATTATCCAACAAGTATTGCAACTGGTGGTGGTGGAGCAAAAGGTGTGAAGATTGCAAAAGATGCAATTACATATTGCACCTCTGGATTAATTGATCGTAATAAAGGAAGTGTTTTGTCATATATGCACAAGGCAATCAAGGCACTTAATCAATTAAGAATGATTGAAGATAGTCTTGTAATTTATAGATTATCAAGAGCACCTGAGAGAAGAATATTTTATATTGATGTTGGTAATCTTCCAAAGGTAAAAGCAGAGCAATATCTAAAAGAAGTGATGTATCGTTATCGTAATAAGTTAGTTTATAATGCAAGCACTGGTGAGATTCGAGATGATCGTAAGTTCATGTCTATGATGGAAGACTTCTGGTTACCAAGAAGAGAAGGTGGTCGTGGAACTGAAATCACAACATTACCTGGTGGACAAAATCTTGGTGAACTTGCTGATATTGAATATTTTCAGAAGAAATTATATCGTGCACTTGGTGTTCCTGAGTCAAGAATCGCAGCAGATGGTGGATTTAATTTAGGACGTTCTTCTGAGATATTAAGAGACGAACTCAAGTTCTCTAAATTTGTGGGAAGATTAAGAAAAAGATTTGCACAAATGTTTAATGATATTCTTAAAACTCAATTAATTTTAAAAAATATTGTAACTCCCGAAGATTGGGAAACAATGAGAGAGCACATACAATATGATTTCATTTATGATAATCAGTTTGCAGAACTCAAAGAAACTGAAATGATGAATGAGAGACTTGGAACTCTTGCAACAATTGAACCTTACATTGGAAAATATTATTCAAATGAATTTGTAAGAAGAAAAATACTACGTCAGACAGATAGTGAAATCATTGAAATTGATGAACAGATCGAACAAGAAATTAAAGATGGTGTTATTCCAGATCCAAATGCCATTGATCCAATTACTGGAGAACCATTACCCGCAGAAGGTGAAATGGGTATGATGGGTAATGTTCCAACAGAACCAGAAATTGATGGTGGTGTTACTGACGCACAAGTACAAAAAGATACTAAATCAGCAGAAATCTAATGAAAATACTATCTGACGAAACAAATATTGGAACAGCAACCACTGTCAGCAGTGCAACAGTAGTTAGAGTTTATAATAGTGACTCAAGTGCAGGAATCGTAACTCGTACTGATAATAGTAATTCGACTATTGGCAATTTTACTGTTCCAGCTGGGGAAGTATTATATCTTGAGAAAAAATCTACTGATAAATTAATAGCACCATCTACAGTTTTTGCATCAAAAGTTGCATATAGTTCTATGATGTCTTATGCGAGTTATGCCTCAGGACCATCGTATTCAATATCACAATCAGCAACTTCAGTTGATGAAGGTGGTAATGTAGTATATACTGTCACAACAACTAATGTTGATGATGGAACAACTTTATATTATTCATTATCTGGAACTGCAACAGCAGCTGATTTTAATCCTGCTTCTTTGACAGGATCGTTTACAATTTCTAGTGATACAGGAACTTTTACCATTACCATAGCAACAGATGCTGTAACAGATCCTGCTGAAACATTTACTGCTTCTGTAAGAACGGATTCAACATCAGGTGAAATTGTAGCAACATCTTCACAAGTTACTATTACTGATGTTGTACCTGAAACTTATTACTCTGTTAATTTTGGTGGAAATTTTAGTGAGAAAATGTATGGAGTGGCAATAGACGGTTCGGGTAATCTTTACAGTTCGGGTCAGACTAGTACATTTGGAGGTGGTGTTTATGCTCTTCTTCTTGTTAAACTTGATAAAGATGGAGTTGTTCAATGGGGTCGTTCTTTTGGTTCTACTGGTGTTGAATACTCTGAAGAATCTGCAGAAACTGTGGCAGTTGATAGTTCAGGAAATTCTTATTTAAGTGGTCATTCACAATCATTTAGTCCTACAAGAGCTGTATATGCCAAATATAACACTTCGGGAGTTCTTCAATGGCAACGATCTTTAAGTAAGAGTGGAGGTGTAGGTTCTGGTGGAGTGGCAGTTGATAATTCTGATAATCTTTATGCCTTTGGTACTAACTATATTCTTAAAAGTAACTCTTCAGGAACTTCACAGTGGCAAAGGACGACAGCATCAACTACTAATTGGCGAGCAGCAACATTTGATTCCTCTGATAACATTTATATTACTGGAGATTATAGTAATGATTTAGTAGTCACCAAATATAATTCTTCGGGAACCGAACAATTCACAAGAAAATTAAGTCTTTCAAGTTATTTTGTAAGGGGTCGTGGAATAGGTCTTGATAGTTCTGGTAACATCTATGTGTCTGGAAACTTCCGTCCAGTTTCTGGAGGTAATAATAATAATGGTGCTGTGATTGCTAAATGGAATTCTTCGGGGGTTCTTCTATGGCAACGTAAATTAGACTCGGCAAGTAATGAAGACTCATCAGATGCACTAGCAATTGATAGTTCAGATAACATTTATATTGTCGGTTCAGCAAATGCCACAGGAAACTATACTGAGGGTTTAATTGCCAAATATAATTCCTCAGGAACTATTCAATGGCAACGTACTTTTAGTAAATCTGGATCTCCTTCTGGTAAATATGCGAACGGTAGTGGAATGGTAGTTGATAGTAAAGATAATATCTATCCTTTATTTTATTCAACTTTCGTAAATAACGGTTATGATGGTTTATTATACAA